CAAATGTTAGAAGTTTCAATCAACTGCACAAGGGTGTATCCTGCCTTGTTTCCACTACCAAATCTAACGATCTGTGGTTCACCATAAGCAACCATGTCAATATCCTTAACAAGTTGCTTAGTAAAATTAAAAATTGTATCATGATCATCAACAGCTGTAGCATCAAGATCAGCTGCGTCTACAATTAGATGATAACCCCAATATGCCATGTCATTTGAACTCCTATAAATGAAAAAAGAAAGCTCTTCGATTAGAAGAGCTCTATTATTTATTCGTATCCTTCGATGTACTGTGCACTAAGGATATTCTCTAGACGGAATGAACGCCATCCAAGATCATTGATAGACCATACAGGAAGAACATCAGGATTTTCCTTACGATGTGTCTCAGCTGCTTCAAGGTCTTCATTCTTCATCTGTGGTGGCATACGAGAAGGATTCAACGTTGCACGCATTGTGCGAAGTGAACCATCAACTTTAGTAAAAGTAATATCAACAGCTCCTCGTTGAAGGAGTTTTACCATTTCTTCACGATCAGTAACCATTATTTTTCCTCATTCAAAAGTTTACGGGTGTCATTTAATTCTTCAGTAAGAATCTTATTTAACTCTGTGAATCCACCAATATGGAAACCATCAATAACAACGACTGGAAAAGTCCTAGCATTAGGAAACTTTTCCAGTAATTGTTCTCTGGTATAATCTACACCAAGTTTATATTCTGTAAACAGTTTATTTCGTGTACTGAGTAGTGTCTTTGCAGAGTTGCAGTATGTACAATTATCTTTACTATAGATCTCAATCAAGTCGCTCTCTCCAATATTCTAGAACATCTGCCCAGATAGTAGGATCATATCCGGCAATAATCATGTATTCTTCAACGAGGATTTCAAGTTCGCTCTTCATTATATATCTCCTGTGAAAGAGAGGCTGCTTACGCAGCCTCCGCCATTTCAATAGCAACTTCGAGAGCTTGAGTCTTGAGGTTGCGGTTGGTGCCAAACCATGATGAGGCAAGGCGAGTATCCTGATTACGACCCATGACGTGGTCAGTCATGAATGTAACTGTGTTGAAAGCCTGCCACCAAGTTCCCTGAGCATACTCTGCACCAGGCTGTTGATCTAGAACCTCAAGAGCAATACCAGCATTCTTGGAAAGCTCTTTCTTGGTGTTGTCAGTCGCACCAGTCACAGGGAAGATACGCTTGAAGTAGTCGACGATCGACTCGTCATTGAACTTCTTGGAACCAAGGAAGCCGGCCATTTCTTTATACTTAGCCAACTTGTCAGCAGCGATACCAAGCATCAGCTTGGTGTTCTCAGGATCGAACTTGGTACGATGTGAGATCTTAGCCATACGCTCGACTGCAGTGTTGAGTGAGAGCGTCAGAGTGTTGTTACACACCACACGGATGGGAGTGAAACGAACGTCAGTAGAGAAACCATACTTGTGGAAGTTAGAGAACAAGAGGTAGGACTCAACAACGTCACCCTTGAACAGTTCAAAGGATTCCTTGACCTTAGCAAGACCCCAAACGATCTGGCCATCACGGAGAGAACCAGCGGTATGCATTTCCATGTCACCAGAAAGAATAAAGTCATTGAAGAACTCGAAAGCTTCTTGATTCTGGACTTCATTCCAGTCATCAGACACAACGTCGATGACCTTGTTATCAAGGCTGCGGACGAGAGCAGAGCGACCGACAGGAACTTTCTTGCCAGCGATCTCGGCGTAGGCCGGAACCTTAGAGACTGACCAGTCAAGGCCAGCAGCCTCGAGCATCTGGACAGGAGTCAGATCGGCAGGAACCTTGGTACCAAGACCATGCCATGGGGTTTCACCGGCATAAGCCATTTGGGCCTTACCGTTCATCATCTCAATCATATGTGCCATTTGAATTACTCCAGTTTGAAGGGGTTAGTGTCTGTATTCAACTTACTATCTGATACTATCAAGCTTTTTGTCGTTTGTAAACAGCCAAATGCTATTTTTTATAAAAAAAATTAGTTTACTTTGCTGGTCAACATGATAATATATACATATGATCGGCTGGTACCGAAAATAACTGTGTACATTCCTGCCGTACTTGGTATAATAATCTTATGAGAGGTGATAATAATGGCTAGACGTCCTTCCTTAATCAAGCGTACCAAGGTCAAGAAACCGCGGGTCACAAAATCCGAGGCTTATCTCGTTAACCTAAAGTATATGGGTGAAGAACCCAATCTTAAAGGTGAGATTAACGAATCTCAATTGGGTAAAGCTCTCAACTGGTATAATACAATGGTCACGGTTGACGAGTGCAAAGAGTATACTCGCGACTGGCTCAAGACTAATAAACGTGATCGTGAAGCTAAGTTGATATCTAAAGTTCCTGACGCTTTTTTCCCTACAACTGTTGGTTCATTGACTCGTTTGATATCGCGTGGATGTACTCTTCAACTTTCTAACTATGCTTTCATTGAGAGCAAGTTGCAGGAAGCTTTCACACGTATTGTTGAGACTGACAAGCCTGAAGTTGTTGTAGAAAAAATCTCTATTCAAGATCGTATGCGTGAACGTGCACATGATATCATAGGTGAGATTGAAGGTATGATCGATGATACTGACTATGGTACCAAGAGTGACTTCAGTCTTTATGATTATCTCAAGTCAAACGAAGTTCCTGCTATGTATATGTCACGTATCGTAGAGAAATATATACCATGGCTCGGTGAGCTCATCGAAGCTCTTGATGGCAAGGATGATCAGCTTAAGGAAGCTTATGGCTACATGAAGAAAGCACAGATCAAGGAACGCATCCTGTTCTTCGATCGTCTTATCGAGGATGCTGAGAAGTATGGCAACGTTGCTAAGAAGACTCGTGCGCCTCGTAAGCCTCGTCCTGTCTCTCTTGAAAAGAAACTAAAGTCATTCAAGTTCCAAAAAGAGAACAACGAGTTTAAGGTTGCGTCTGTTAATCCCGAGAAGGTTATTGGTGCACAAGAGCTCTGGACGTTTAACACTAAGTACAAAACGGTTACAGTGTTCCGTGCACTTGATCGCGGTGGTCTTCAAGTCAAGGGTACTAGCATCATCAACTATGATGAGAAGACAAGCTCGACTCGAGGCACTGGACGTCAGACAGAAAAGATTGTACAAACCATTCTCAATGGTGGTAAGATTACATTGCGTAAGCTGATGGACGAACTCAAGGGCAATCAATCCCTTCAGTTCCGTATCAATGAGAACACAATCCTGTTGAAGGTGGTGTCGCTATGAACATTGTAAATGAATGTAAGATGTTTACTCCTGAACAACTCAAACTTATAGAAGAGAAATACAATGGTAAGTTTGTGTTTGAGAGTTGCATCAAGGGTAAGAATGGTTGGTGCAATTTTCCATCAGCTATTTTCTATAGTGAAGAAGCACATCCAGAAGGATCAAACTACTTTGCTATCTGGTTCAATGACTCAGGTCATGCTATGATCTCAAATGGTATCACTGCGACTGAACCATTCTACGGAATCATTGTTGACGACACTGCTTACTATAGCCGTTATCGTCACGACTATAAACAGTACGAAGGATTCTTCGTCGATGGTGGCCGCGACTACTCACGATTTGGTGGTGAACGATTCTATGAGATTAAGAGTTGCACATTTAAAGTAGAAAAAGATAAATTAGCTGTGTACAATAATACACATTAATAGTATAAATAATTATGCTGAGGTCGTTGAGGCGTATAGAATAAACGTTTCGGACGCGGGGGCAGTACCCGCCGCCTCCACCACGGATACACTCTAAGTAGCAGGACAACAAGTTTCGGACTGCGGGTTAGGCGAGGCTGGTGAGTGTATCTTTGATGGGGGCGAAATAGGATCGACGTGCGTAGTAAAGGTACGAAGAGACCAAAAGCAACGTATAGATGCAAACGATAATGCACCTTTCGCTATGGCAGTAGCTGCCTAAGCATGAGCTCGAGGGGAGCTTGGAAACAGAATCCCCTCATTACTTCTAATATTAGGGTTTATTTAAATGTTTAAATGTGGTTACTTATCGGGTTCATTATGGGTAGGTAATGATAATAGACATGTTTATCCATGTTGTTTTACTAACAATAAAGAAACACGTTATAAACCACCATTAAATTTAAACGATGAATATCTTAATAATGAAATTCTTCTTGACATGAGAAGAACTGCTTTACGTGGTGATACACCAACCTTATGTAAAGGTTGTGATTTTGAAAAAAATAAATCTTTATTTTTATTTAAAAACCGTGGAAATGTTAAAGAGTTTATAGACAATGAAGATATTGAATTCTTGCATGTTAGTTTGGGAAATGTCTGTAACTTTAAATGTGTTATATGCTCACCAAATCAAAGCCATTTAATTTTAAAAGAAAAATATCCAGATAATAATTCTTATATTAAGAATCAAGGTTACTTTGATTTTTTAATTGAGAATATACCTAAAATGAAAAATTTACATAGTATACAATTTACGGGCGGAGAACCTTTTTATAATAAAAAAATATTATTAGATATTCTAAGTAAACTTCCTGATAAGGTAGAAATACATCCATTGAGAACAAATGGAAGTATTTTTGATAAAGATATTATGGAATCTGTTAAAAGATTTTCTAAAGTAAGATTGGCATTTAGTTACGATAGTTATGGTAAAACTATTGAGTATCAAAGACCCAATTGTATTTGGCCAGAGATGGAACAAACTTTAGAAAAATTTTTAAATTTTAGAGAACAAAATAAAAATATAATTATATCTAATGATTTTACTGTAACTTGGATTAATGTTGATACTATTCCAGACTTTCATAAAAAATTTAAAGATATATTTGCTGAAATTAGATATCATCCAATCTTGTTTCCAACATATTGGATGATTAATTTATTAAAACCTGAATATCAAAAGGAGATTTTAAAGTCTCTTGTTTTAATTAAAGAAGCTGATCCTGTTAGAAAACATATAAATGAATACTTGAATAATGAAATTTCTGAAAAAGAAATAAATATTCTTTGGAATAATATTGAATATATGAAAAAACATAGAAACGTTTCTTTGGAAGAAAAAATACCACATATCATACCTTTTCTGAGAAAAACCAGTTTACAACTGTCATAAAATATGGTATATATGAATAGATGAATTCTAATTGGTCACTTAGCTCAGCAGGATAGAGCAACAGCCTTCTAAGCTGTGGGTCGATGGTTCGAGTCCATCAGTGATCACCATTTTTAGGGAGTTGTATATGTCTAACCGCTATAATCATTGGTTTTGGAATAGCAGATTGGTTGATCACTTCGCCAGTCTTGTTGTGAGGTTAGACTCTTATATATGGCATAAACAATACAACAATCATTAAAGTTTATGGGGGTGGGTGTTGGTACACGGGAGGGCCTTATAATCCCTTTAGCGCCCGATTAGCGTTCTTGACTCGGTTCGAATCCGGGCACCCCTACCAAATTAAAGAAAGTAAATAATGAAAGATCTTATTTTTAATGTGAACTATATTCAAGAGATTGAGAACCTTGTGAGAGATAAGAACATAGAGTACATCGATGCTATAGTTCATTACTCTGAAAAATCAGGTTTAGAAATTGAATTTCTTGCTAGCATTATTAAGAAAGATCCTGTGATGAAATCAAAACTTCAGTTCGAAGCCGAGAATCTAAACTTTATGAAGAAGAATGCACGACTTCCAATCTAGGAGTAACACATGGCAAGAACTAGATCAGTTACGGTTACTACTGATGTTGATGTTGATATAGATCTTGATGACTTTGATACTGATGATCTGATTGATGAATTGGATGATAGAGGTTATAAAGTATTAGACAGTGATGATCATGATCTAATTGATGCTGTTCAAGAAAAAGGATATACCGTTTACGGTAAGAAATATGATCTCGTATGGGAGATCTACCAAGCATACCTATTAGATGACGATAAACAGTTTCGAGCTCATATGGCTCGCATATTGAGAGAAAATGGATTCAAACCATAAGATGACTGCCTTTGATTGTTACAAAGAGTATGTGGCTTTAAAGAACCACTTTACTCAAAAAGGCTATGACTACATTAAGTACAATGGAAAGACAAGCGTAAAGGCTGATTCTTTCTATGGCCGCAAAGATAAAATCTTCTTTGAAAAATTAGCTAAGCACAAAGATCCAAAAGGATTCCTTATTGCCAACCTTGTTGAGGATAGCAAACTGTGGATCAAGGATCTTGCTTACAATGAGCAAGCACAATCTAGGTACTCAAGCTGGATTGCTAGAAAAGAATCACTCACATATGTGATTAAAAGTGATTTATCAAAACTCAAAGACAATTTTGATGATAACTTCTTAATTGAAGACTATGATCATCCGCATCTTCTCAAACTTCTATTGAGAAAAGAAATATGCATTGAGACATTTGTTGTCTTGGTGGATATAACCCAATGCCACAAACATTGGAACAAGAAGATGAAAGACGATCCTATCTGGGATCAAGCTTTCTTTAAATACAAGAAGTACATATCGTTCATAAACTATGACAAAGAGAAAATAAAGTTAGCTATCGTGGATAAATTTAGCTAACTGGAATATAAATAAGTATGCAGCGCTGCTGCTATACACTGTACACATCGCAATACAACGCTTATATGGAGAAATACAATGGTAGACTTTTCACAACTTAAGAAAGCATCTTCGCAGTCACTCGATAAACTTACTGCTGAACTTAATAAGCTTTCAAATCCCCAAGAACAAAAGAAGGGCGACGATCGTTTCTGGCAGCCTGCCGTAGATAAGGCTGGCAACGGTTATGCAGTCATTCGTTTCCTTCCTGCTCCTGCAGGAGAAGATATCCCGTTCGTTCGTCTCTTTGATCATGGCTTCAAAGGTCCATCAGGTAAATGGTACATTGAGAACTCGCTTACTTCTATTGGCCAGAAGGATCCTGTTAGTGAGTACAACAGTTATCTGTGGAATCTTTCTAGCGATGACAACTCACCTTCTCGTAAGCAAGCACGTGCGCAGAAGCGCCGCCTTCATTACATCTCTAACATCTATGTTGTTAAAGATCCTGCTAATCCCGAGAATGAAGGTAAGGTATTCTTGTACAAATATGGCAAGAAGATCTTTGATAAGCTTAACGATCTTATGAATCCTCAGTTCCCTGATGAAGCTCCGATCAATCCATTCGACTTATGGCAGGGAGCAAACTTTAACTTGAAGATTCGTAACCTTGAAGGTTATCGCAACTATGATAAGTCTGAATTTAGCAAGCCATCTGCTTTGCTAGATGATGATGAAGAGCTTGAAAAGCTTTGGAAGAAGGAATATGCACTACAAGCATTCTTTGCTCCTGAAAACTTTAAGAGCTATGATGACTTGAAGGCAAAGCTTAACACTGTTCTAGAAGTTGCTGGTACAACAGTTCGTAAGGCTGAAGAAGAAGATGTTCCGTGGGCTCGTACTGAGTCTGCACCTCGGTTTAAGACTTCATCTGCACCAAAGATTGATGAGGATGAAGAAGAAGACGAGATGGAATTCTTTAAGAAACTTAAAGCTTAAACTTAAAGGGGGAGAAATCCCCCTTCTTTTTTATGCAACCATAGATCCGCCGGCAGCTCTTCTATTCATACTCATACTATTGCTTCCAGTACTTTCGACAAGAGAACCAGATACTCCAGAGGCCAATTGCTCCGCGAATCCTCCCATTGGGACTGCAGTCAATGGCGTTCCTTCTTGACGACCACCAGCATTTGGAACTGTTCCACCTTGTAGTTCACCTTGTCCACCTGCAACTGTTATATTTGGACCGGTTGAACTCTTAGATAACTCTGCATCAGCAGATCTTCTATTTAAATCTGCGCCTGTTTCAACAGGTGTAGTTGCAGGTTTAGCTGTATTTTCTGATGGTGGGCATGGTCCAGCGCCACTACCTCCAGCTGCAGGAGATGCTGATGCCATTGTTCCACCTGCGCCAGCACCTTCACTACCACCTGCTCCACCTATACCTGGTGCTGCACTACCTGCTCCTGAACTTGGTGGTGCAGATGAACCTCCTCCTTCAGCGCCAGCGGCAGCTCCGCCTGCTGCACCTTGGCCGCCTGCACCAGCTGATGCCATTGCATCTTTACTTCCACCACCAACATATTCCCAGTGCCAAGGTTCGAATGGCTTTTGTAGAGGACCTTTAAATCCAAACTTGCTTGCATTCTGAACCATCCATTGGTAACCAGGACTTTTTTGGTTACTTCCGAAACTCATATCAAATGCAAGTCCCCAACCGTGATTTGATTTTCCTGGTGTAGCTGCTAAACCTGGTTTTCTTCTCTTAACATCTACCTGAGCTGCATAAGAACGATATGAATCTGTTATTCCAAGATCTACTTTATCATTTGTAGCTGCAGCTTTCATTGCTTTAAATGCGTCAGCAGCTACAGGTTGAGCTTTATGGCTGCCAATACCGACTGATGCAAGTCTGTCAGGTGACAACATACCATTTTGTCCAGTCTTGTCACCTGCGGCAGTTCCTGCACCTTCAACTGCAGGACCGCCTGAACCTGGTGGAGCAAGAGCAGGTGGGCCGCCTGCAGCTCCGCCACTAGGTGCACCACCCGGTGCACCACCCGGTGCAGCACCAGGAGCACCAGTAACACTACCCATTTGGTCAACACCTGGCATTCCGCCACCTGCTGGACTACCTCCTGCTGGAGTTGGACTACCACCTGTCGCAGCACCACCACCTTCAGCACCAGGAGTTGCAACAGAACCGCCACTTGGTGTTGCAGCTGGAGCACCAGTAACATTACCCATCTGATCAACACCAGCAGTGCCGGCACCACCTGTAGCACCAGCACCTCCAGCAAGATCTTTTTGTTCTTTATACTTTTTAAATTTAGCTTCTCTATCTGCTAAACCATTAAAGCCACCGTTAATTAACTTAGTAACAGCTCTTGTATTTTCAAAATCTCTTACTCGACTTTTAACTCTTGTTCTCCAGTAAGCAACAGCTAGTTTGGCTGCTATGTCAGGTTGTGAAGCAAGATCTGGATTATTTTCAAGGTCAGCGCCTATCATACCACCGAAAGCTCTATAGTTTGCTCTACCGGTTAATTGTACATAACCTCTTCCTCTAAACTTATAACCGTCACCTGGTTGTGTGTTACCAAGATCTTTTCTTCCTTCATAACCTTTTTGTGCAGAAGTTGGTCCCCAAATTTCCTGAAGATATCTGAAGTCTCCACTTTCATGCGCCATTTGTGCCATGAACTGGGCTAACTCTGTTGCATCATTTATTCCTGCTGCTTTAGCTGCAGTCAACAATGATTGTTCTGAACCACCTCTTGCAGCTGTACCTCCTTTATCTCCACCAGCAGATGGTGTTACAGCACTAGGTGGACCAGATGGAGTACCACCAGTTCCTGCGCCTGCACCACCTGGTGTTGTAGTTCCTGCACCAGTTGAAGTACCACCTTCTCCGCCAGCAGCAGCTTGCGGTGGTTGTTGTGCAGGTGGTTGTTCAATATTAGATGGAGGAGGTTCAGGAGCTTTACCTGTTTCAGGTTCACCTGCTTGAGATTTTTTCCATTCTTCTATATTACTTTTATCTGCTTCTAAAGCTTTCATATCTGGTGTACCACCATATATTTTTATGAAAGCTTCTATATATTCTGGTCCTGAACCTGTAAATGAACCACCATTTGCTTCAGCAACTTTTTTCCATACCCAAAATCTTAATTTTGATATTTCAATATCGATATTGTCTTTAATTCCTGCAGATGTTACTGCAGTTCTTAGACCTTGCATAAATGAACTAAAGTCTTTAATTTTTCCTGATTTAACTGCAGCTATAAGATGCTCTCTTGGATCTTTAGAACTTATAGTAGCATCTTGCATAACAACTTCTGCATCTCTAGAATCAGCACCTGTATCAAATCTTTCTGTTGGAACAGGACTAGTCTTTTGATCTATAGCAGACTGCGCCATGGCAGCATCTTTAACATCAACAAAATTTTGTTGAACTGTGTCGATCTGTCTACCATCTTTAAGATTAATAATATTGCCTTTAATTCCGGCAACATCATCTTTTGTTAAACCAAATTTCTTTAATAATTCTGGAGGAGTTAATTTTTTATCTGGTAATGGTTTATCTTTAAATTTTTCTTGTTCTGCTTCAGGTCCTTGAATTACCTGTGATCTAGCAGCACCAAAATTCATCTTATTGTCAAACTCTTGTGCACCTTCAGGATTTTCGCGGCGTGCTTTTCCAGTTCTATAAGCTAAATAACCAAGACCACCAACCGCTGCAGCGCCTAATGCTAATGGCGCTGCAGCCGGCGCAACTGCCATAGCAGCCATTCTTGCACCAGTTCCTAAAGCAAATCTTCCAGCACTTCCTAAGAATCTTCCGGCACCTCTTAAGAAACCACCACCTCTAGGTGCACCTCTTACACTAGGTCTTCCACCACCCCTAGTGCCTCTAGTACTTCTTCCTTTACGGTTGATATCAATATTTGGTCCATCACCGCCATTTCCACCTTCTTCATCACCCATACCCTGCGCAGGCATAAATGAAGGACCCCCCGTATCTTCTGCTACAGCAGGTGCCTTACGATCCATTAGCATTCTATTAAGCATATTTTCCATTCTCTCTTGTGAGAATAGAATATCTTCTAGTTTTTGATCAATAGATCTAAGACTACCCTTCATGGTTCTAAGCATGTTAGCATTACTAGCATTACTGCTTTTTATATCTGATAACTGTTTAGAATCTTTTTCGGTTGCTGAATCTGTTTTTACTTTTTCTGCAGTGCTATTTTTCTTTTGGTCTTTTCCCATCGTGGCTATTTTGCCAAGAGGACCAAATTTTTCTGCTATAGCTTCTTTGCCTGCATTCTTGGCCATCTGACCTAATGTTGGACCAGTTTTACCTTTTATTTTATCGCTGGCCTTTTGGCCCAAAATACCAAATTTTTCACCAATAGCATCAGCTACAGAAGCTCTGGCCATGCCTCTAACTCTTTGTCCTTTAGTTAGATTTGCTTCTGGATTATCCCAGTTTCTAGCATTCCTAGTACTTTCCATACGACTAGCACGTGATTCTACTTGCTTTTGTCTCTCTGGTGTACGTTGCTTTTTATCTGCCATTTCTCTTCGCTTTTTGTTCGTCTTCTATTTTCTTAAGATAATCATTCAGAAGAGCAACATAAATGTCACGTTCAAATGGTATAATATTTTCAACTTCTTCTATTGAATATTTATGATGCTGAGCCAAGCTAAATACAGTCTTATAATAGTTCTCTAGAGTATTGTGACTCAGCGAAATGTAAAAAAATCATTTAACGTAGATAGTATAATCTTCCTATCGTTACCTAGTGAATTTTTATAGTCTATTTCATATTTAAGAGATGGTGTATTATTAAAGAAGTCCTTAATATTATCATATGCTTTTATCGGAAGACTTTCTAAAAATTCGTCTAATTCTTTTTCACTAGCATTTTTAATATCATGTATTTCATCACCAACAAAGATCTTATCAATGCAGGATTTTATAACATAATCTACTAATTCATTTAAATTTTCAGACTTTAAGAGCATCTGTTTATCATCATACAACTTTGCTGATGGATACTTTAACTGAACACTGATCTTATCATCAATTTTTATTGTGTTAGATATTGATTCAGGATATGATACTTCTATCTTTTCTAAGTTAATTTGAAAATCATAAACTTTCTGATCTTCATTATCAATATATGAAACATTACTGATATTGCTTATTGAGAATGATCTTATCTTTAAGAACAAATATTCTAAATCAAAGATAGTAAACTCATTAACATTTGTATTAGGTGTTACAATACAGTTATTAACAACCTGTTTAATGGCTGTAAAGATATCAGATTCATCTTTGCTTTCTTTGGCAAAGAGAAGTATCTTCTCTTCCTTAACCAACATAGGTCTTAATCTAATCTTTTTCTTTAATGATGGTACATTCACATCAATTGTTGGATGCGATATCTTAGGTAACATAATATTTCTCCATTATTAATTAATACTTAAAGTCTCCAGATAACCAATACTCTAGTTCTTGAAAACTTAATTTTAGTTGGATGCTTTCTGGTGCACCATTTTTATAAAAAGATGGTATGCCAGAAGCAGTATAATTTACAGAAACGTCAGTACATACTGCAGGTTTAAATTTAAAAAGATAGTCTGTGCCAACGAATGTAATATTAAATACTTTTGGAAATGTAAAGTAAGCTCCGCCAAAATCTATACCTGGTGCTGCCCAATTATTAAGTTGAATGATCATATCTCTAATTGCATCAGATTCGGCTTGCGATTTTGGTGCAAGCTTCCAATTCATCTCATGCTTTTTATATGCAGGACCTTTAAGCATTATAACTTGAAAATTATTTTTAGTCATACCAAGTATCTGTGATGCAGCTCCTGCTATATTTCCACCACCAGTTATTTTACTAAGTGCTGTTGCTGCAGCGGAAGCTGTAGCTCCTGCACTTATTCCAGCAACAACAGAACCAGCACCAACACGTGTTTCTCCTTCTCTAGTAGCAGTACCTGTGGCAAGAGCTGCACCGCCGGCATCTGCTAATTCTTCTGGCGAATATTCAACATGGTTAGAGTCTGATAAACCGGCTGGTATAGGAAGAACAATTTGTCCTAGATTAGTTGTCTTGGCAACATCGAATGGTCCTAATCTCTTAAAATCACCTACACCCATACTAACAAAAAATCTTGGTTCATCTTGTAAAAATTCGTATCTTTTTGGTGCACCAGTAGCTTCTTGCTGTTTAGAACCAATAACATCTGTTGGAGTCTGTGAAGAAACACCAACAGCCTTTGGTGTAACACCTTGATTTTGTGGCGCAGCAGTTGAATTAGATTGGTTGGTTTGCAAATTAGATGGCATATTTTTTCCTATAAATATTTTTATGTTGCATCAAGGCTTTTTCAAACCAAAGAATCCTCAGAAATATAAAGGTGACCCGACTACTATTATTTATAGATCTGGTTGGGAACTTAAATTTATGCTTTATGTAGACTCACATCCAGACATAATAGAATGGGGAAGTGAAGAATTCTTCATACCGTATAGATCTCCGATAGATGGTAAGATACATCGTTATTTTCCAGATTTTTATATAAAGAAAAAAGATAAAGATGGAAAAACACAAACATTGGTTGTAGAGATTAAACCACTTAAACAAACAATTGAACCACAAAGACAGAATAAAAAGACAAAAAGATATATCAATGAGGTTATGACTTGGGGAATAAATAGTTCTAAGTGGAAAGCTGCCAAGGATTTTTGCAAAGATCGTAATTGGCAGTTCCTTATCTTAACAGAAAAAGAGTTAAACATAAAATACTAATGGCATATATTTTTCAGAAGTTATCAAAACAGGCAGGCAAGGCAAACATATCCCAGAAGGATGTGGCAGATGCCCGTGAATGGTTTAGAAATGAGGCTAGCAATATAAAAAGTGTTAACACAAACAGGTTGATGCAATCTGCTTTTGATAGTCCACAGATGAGTCCAGCGTCTATTGGCCAAATGTTTATGTTCTTTTATGATCCAAAAACAAAAGATTCTTTACCATATTATGATAGATTCCCTTTAATATTTCCAATTAATTTTTATAAGGATGGATTCCTAGGAATTAATCTACATTATATACCACCTTATACGAGAGCCAAGCTTATGGATTCTCTATATTCTACTATAAATAATAAAAAGTATGATAGTACAACAAAACTTAGAATTAGTTATGAACTCTTAAATGCGGCTGGAAGATTTAAAGAATTTAAACCGTGCATAAAAAGATATTTGTTTAGTCATGTTGTATCGAACTTTCAATATGTAAGTCCTGAAGATTGGGATAAAGCAATTATGTTACCGACAGAAAGGTTTGTCGGTAAGTCAAAAGATAAAGTTTGGGCAGACTCAATGAGTAAGATCTAATGTCATTTAATGTACAAAATTTCGTATCAAGAGTAAACGAAGCTGGCGGATTAGTTCAGAATAACAAGTTTCAATTACTTGTTACACCGCCAGCTATTTTACAGTCATCAACTAATTATAATGATGCTACAAAAACTAATATAACATCGGGCGCACGATCATTAGAATTTTTTTGTTCTAGTGCTGCCATTCCTGGTGTCAATTTAAATACACATGAAATAAGAAGATATGGTTATGGTCCAATGGAAAAGAGACCATACTCTGTGTCATTTGCCGATGCAACATTTAATGTGTACTTTGATGCAAAAAGAAAAAACTATGACTTTTTTCAGACATGGATCAGTAGCATCATGGATTATGATGTTAATAACAGTACAAACTCAAAGTTTTTATTAGAGTACAAGTCTGAATATAGATCAACAGTTGATCTATTTGTATATGATAACTCTGGTTTTATTGTTGCACACTATGTTATGGATGAAGCATTCCCTATTTCTATGGGTGATATACCTTTAAACTGGGGCGATACAAATAGCGTAATAAAAATTCCTGTTACATTCACTTTCTTTACATGGAGAAATGAAGCTCTACAGAATAATGCTAGATTCGAACAAGTATCATCTAGAGTACCTAATGTCTTTGGTGAAGTAGTAAAAAAAACCAATAGCAATAACACCGGTGGTAAAATGCCAGAAGTTGATGCTATGGGCAACGTTACAGGATTTTAATTTATGGAAACGTATTTTACAAAATTCCCAAATACAGTGTATAATGATACATCTTGCACTGATATAACAAAGCGTGTAACTCTTTCTCAAAAAATTTTGAGAAGAAAAAACCTATTTTATCTCTATGAAATAGAAAATGGTTTAAGACCAGATCAAGTTTCAGAATTTTATTATGATGATCCAGCATATGAATGGCTAATATATCTTCAGAATGAAATAGTTGATCCATATTACGGATGGTATATTTCAGAAGATGATTTTAATAAGTTGATTATACAAAAATATGGATCTTATGAAAACTCTTTAAAGAAAACAAAGTATTATGAATTAGATTCGTATGGAGATTTGCCAGAAATAACACCAACATATTATGAAAATAACTTACCATATGTTTTAAAAAAGTATTATTCTCCTGAATTTGCATCTACATCAGAACCAATCTCTTATAAAATTAGAGAAGAAGAATGGATACTTAATACAAATAAAATAGTTAAATTAAATTTAGGTTCATTTGTATCATCAAATGTTAATGGAAACTCTTTTACTGCTGGTGAATTAATAAACATAAAACAAAACTATTCATTATCTGAAATATCTGCAAATGCAGAAGTAGTTGTTGCTAATAGTACAACTGTTACAATAAAAAATATTGAAGGAGCAATCTCAAATAACTATTATGTTGTTCAATCTTCATCAAATACTATTGCTCAAGTATCAAATAGTCAACTATTGGTTCAAAATATACCTAACAATGAAACAATTTATTGGGTACCAGTCAGTTATTATGAATATGAAAGAAGAAAAAATGAGAAAAATAAGGCTATTAGGTTGCTTGATCAAAACTTTGCACTAGAAGCTGCAGAAACACTAAGAGTAAAGTTGTTGGATTAATATCATGGGTATGCCAACTCCTGGTGAAGTTACTATAAGACAATTATCAGTGAATGGTACAGACCTGGGTCCGTATGTTCATGAGATGTCTATCTATGAAAGCATCTTTACACCGTTTAGGGCAGCTGAAATTACAATCGTTGATACGAATAATGTAATGAAGGGTCTTGAAATAAAAGGTAATGAAGATGTAGAGCTTAGTTTTGAAGCTGCTGGACAGATTTATACAGCAAAATTTAAAGTACTATCACCAGAAAATGGCAATTCATCTAATAACATGAGAATGCAGGGTCTTAAATTAAATTTAGTTAGTGAAATATTCTTAAAGAATAAAACAACAACAATACAAAAATCTTTTAAAAATACAACTGGTACAGATGCTGTCAAAAAGATATTTGATGAGTTAGGTGTTAAAGGAAGCTTAGAGGTATCTGATAGTAAAGGGTTTATTGGAGAAAATGAACCTTATATTTCATCAAACCAAACACCATTTGATGCTATACACAACATAAGAACAAGATTAACTTCTGACAAGTATAAAACTGGAGCATATTGTTTCTTTGAAGATAAAGAGGGAAACTATATTTTTAAACAATTAGAAGAACTATTTGATACTATGTCACCACAAGCAGAATTTACACATAAATCAACGCAAGGTTCAAACATAAAGGATATGGAAGGCCAGAGTTATAACATAATTGGTTTCCAAGAAAAAACCTCATTTAGTCCAGGTGGTAGATTTGATATTGGTGATGTTATGAATTCTAGAAAGTCTGCGCAGGTTAGTACGTATAGTACATCTGAATCAAAGTTTAATAAAGGACAAATTAAAGATCCCGCCGAAGGAAAGAAGGGCGGCGAATATAAAGTTAATGATAACTATGGTAGCAGTGGTAAACCAAGATCTACAACTATTATTCCACATGATAAAAGACTTGAAAAGAATTCTGTTCAAGCTGAAAAAAGCGCTGAAGAACAAAGATTTATTCAAGAAGTTAAGAATGGTCCACAGTGCACAATACAAGTTTTAATTGACTCTGGAATAAAATGCACAGTTGGAAAAGGTGTAAAGGCAGATATTTCACAACCTATAGGTGACATGACAACACCTCAAAGCGGTAATCCAGTTGGTGGAGATATGTTAGTAGTAAATTTAAGACACCATATTAAAATGTATGAGTCTAGACCTAAAGCTACAACTATATTAGAACTAGCCAAAGGTGGATATAATAAAGGAACATAATATATGAATTTCTTTTGGGCAGAAATAGTTGATGTTGAAAATGATGATGAAAAAGCAGGCCGCGCAAAGATTAGAATTATGGGAGACCAGACCGAATTAAAGGATGGTGAACTCAGATATGCTCGTCCTTTATTTCCAGTAACTTGTGCTTCTAAAGATGGTGCTGGTGCAACACCTGGTTATCAAAAAGGCACAAGAGTATTAGGAATGTTTATCGATAATGATAAACAAATTCCATACATATTATCAACAGCACCTGGTGCCGGTAAACATGGAAGTCTTAGTCAAGAAGGAAGAGATATTCCTGGGGGAATATCAAAAGATCCTGGAAAATTTAATATTAAAACAGAAGATTTAAGATATATTGTATCTGCTACAGGTGAAAGAAAACTTGACACAAAAGGTATAACACAGTTTGCAAAAAAAGAAGCTAATGGACCTTCTAAATTTGGTGATCTTAAAACTCTTGGCAGCAAAATACCAACTGGTTCAAATGCTATAGATCAGATTAAAAAGATAGATCCATCAAATGCTGCTGGTGCTTTAGGTGCTGGAGCTCTTACTATGATGAAGAGTTTACAAAATTCTCCTGCTGGAAAAGCACTTAACATGGTTGGCGCTGCTGCATTCAAGCAAGTTTTAAGTCAGATATCACAGAATAAAAAAGAAGATAATAGTAACAATTTATTATTACAACTAATAACATTATTAGAATTAGTAAATCAAGTTATAAAAACAATTGATTTTATAAAACCAATAGATGGTTCTACATATAGATCAAACTCGAGTACTATTATAAAATCTACAGCTAATTTAAAAAATCAAATATTGTATAATAGCGAATGTACGAGAATAGCAGATCTTGGCGATAAGATAGCAGATACAGGATCTGCTAAATTAGTTCAGCATGTAACAATAATTAAGAATGATTCAATAAAATTAAGAGAAACTATATCTGCCCAAATTCAAAGTTTAAAGAAGGTATAATATGACTATTCAAAGAGATGATGAAAGATTACCAGAAACAACTTTCAACGCAAAATATTCTAAAGTAAATGTGCAAGAATCTCCAGGTGGTATTAGAACTACTATGGATGATACTGATGGTGCAAAGAGATATAGAGTTGAACATCCATCTGGCACGTATACAGAGATATCTGATGATGGAAAATATGTATCTGTATGTGTTGCTAACAAGCAAGATTACTTGAAGGGTGGATTAACTCTTACCATTCAGGAAAATGGCGATATAAAAATAGGTGGACACGCACGATTGGCCGTTGGTTCTGGCGCACATGTTGAAATCGGTGGTGATGCATCTATTGCAGTCGGCGGTGATGCTCTTGTTCATGCTCATGGAAATCTTAAGATGGCAGGTGGTGATGTTTATATTGGTTCACGTGGAAATATGGATCTAAATTGTTCAGGAGATTTTAATCTTCTTGTGGGCGGCTCAACGAATATTGGTTCAGATGGCAATATGAAAGCAACGGCACCAAGGATTGATCTAAACTAATGGCACATCTATTCGTCATACTAAAAGATGGTATTCTCTATGAATACGATAAATATGAAGATATACCTGATTCATTTGATAATGTTATAAAGTTTATGCCAGAGATTCCAGATGGTCCTCACACACATGAACAGCACGATGAGATTGATACGTGGAATTATAAACTACAAGAATTAATGAAAAGAGAAACAAAATAATGCCAGCAGTAACAAGACAAGGTGATGCAGATGTTGCGCACTGCTCTGGGATGACAAGAAGTGGTTGTTCTGGAGATGTATTTGTTAATGGCATTGGCGTAAGTAGACAAGGTGATAATAACACTGTGCATTTATTGCCAGGTGACCCATGCCCTCCTCATTCTGCTCCTATAACAACAGGTTCTGGAAAAGTATTTATTAATGGAAAGGGTTGTGGTAGAGTTGGTGATGCAATTTCTGGTTGTACATCCGTTGCAGCCGGCTCAGGAAACGTATTTGCAGGATAATTAAATGGCTCGTTCAGATAGATATACCGGTTTAACAGATAAACCAATATATTATGCAGATTTTACTAATAATCTGGATTTAAATAGTTTAACTGGTTATCTTGCAAAAACAACAAATGAAAACGCTGTAAAAAATTCAATTAAAAATCTTATCCTAACCGGTAATGGTGAAAGATTTTTTGATTCAACTATTGGATCAAAAATTGCAACACTATTATTTGATCCAATTGATCCAGTTACTACAGAATCAGTAAGAATTACTATACAAGAAGCATTAGATAACCATGAGCCTAGAGCTAAGATTGTTGATTTGGTTGTGCAACCGGACGCCAATAACAATGCATACCTTGTAAAGATTGTATTTAAAATCATAAATATACCAGAAGAAATAACATTAGATCTAATTTTAAATAGAGTAAGATAATGGCAAATAGTTCATTAAACCTAGTAGGTTTAGATTTCACAACACTAAAAAATGACTTTAAAAACTTTTTAAGATCACAAGAAGTTTTTAAAGATTATGATTTTGAAGGTTCAAATATCTCGGTGTTAATGGACTTAATGGCTTATAACACTTATAAGAATGCATTCTATTTAAACATGGCTGTATCTGAAGCTTTCTTAGATTCATCACAGTTAGAAGCTTCTGTTCTTTCACATGCTAAAGAACTTAATTATGTTCCAAGATCTGCTAGATCATCTAGATGTAAAATACGTGTTGACTTCCAGGCTTCTGGAGATACACAACCATATCTGATAGAAAAAGGATCTTCATTTACATCAGTTATTAAAAATACTTCTTATATTTTTACAGTGCCAGAAAGTACTATCTTATCTTCTGCTAACACTTCATACAGTTTTGAAACATATGTGTATGAGGGTATATATTTAAAAGAATCATTTATTGTAGATTATAATCAGGAAATTCAGAGATTTGTTGCTACAAATAAAAATATAGATACTGAAAGTTTGACTGTTACTGTATATGAAGATGGATCTGATATTGGTGAAAGTTATTCATTAGCATCATCGCTATTGGGTTTAACAAATACTTCAAAGGTTTTCTTTTTACAAGCAAGCGATTTAGGAAACTATGAAGTTATTTTTGGTGATGGAATTATCGGTAAAAAACCAAAAGACAGATCTACTATAATAATAGACTATAGAATTTCAAATGGTTCTGGTGCAAATGGTGCAAAAGAATTTAGTATAAACTTTGATCCTACATCTGGTGATTTTTTAGAAACTCCTGAAGTTACAGTTTTAGAAGAGTCAATTGGTGGTCTTGAAAAAGAATCCTTAAACTCTGTCAAGTACTATGCTCCAAGACATTTTCAGATACAAGAAAGAGCTATTACACCATCTGACTATGAAATTATTTTAAAAACACAGTTTCCTGAAATTAATACTATTTCAGTTTATGGTGGTGAAGAGATAAATCCACCAAGATTTGGTAAAGTCTTTATAGCTATTGACGTATCTGATGTTGATGGTATACCAGAAAATAGAAAAAATGAATATTATTCTTTCATAAAAAGAAGATCGCCGCTATCAATTGATCCTATCATAGTTGAACCTATATTTACATATATTGCAGTAACAAGTAAAGTTAGATATAATGTTAATATATCTAAAGCTACACCAGAAAGATTAAAATCTCTTGTAACAAAATCTATCAATGATTATAATACTGAATATTTAAATGATTTTAATTCAACTTTAAGATATAGTAAGTTTAATTATTCTATAGATTCTTCAGATAACAGTATAGTTAGCAATCTAACAGAGTTACAGATTTATAAAAAAATAAAACCAACTATCGGTATTGGTCAAAACTTTGATATAAATTTCAACGTTCCTTTAATTAATGATCTTCCAGAACTTTTAGAACAACATAATGCAAATGATAGACATACTATAGGTAGTTCTCTTTTTGTGTATAATGGTTTAGATTGTTTAATAGAAGATAATGGTGATGGTATTCTTAGAATTGTACAACCAATAGGCAATTTACATAAAAAGGTAATAGACATTGGTACTGTAGATTATGATAAAGGTGTCATTAAGTTGGTTAATTTAAAAATTGATTCATATGAAGGAAATGAAATAAAGATTTATGCTAAACCAAGAGATAATGATATTACTGTTGGAAAAAATACTATATTAACAATAGAACCATCTGAAATTAAAATTATTGTTGAGTCGGTTAGAGTATAATGGAAGTTATACAGAAAAATATTTCAAATTTTATAGAGAATCAGTTTCCATCTATCTATAGAGAAGAAGGACCTGTGTTTGTTGAATTTGTTAAAGAATATTATAAGTGGTTAGAAACAGAAGGTCCTCTTCACTATTCTAGAAATTTCTTTGAATATAAAGATCTAGATGAAACTACTGAACAATTTTTATTATATTTTAAAGAAAAATATTTAAAGAATATTCAATTTGAAACTACAACAAATACTAGACAACTCTTAAAACATACATTAGACTTATATAGATCTAAAGGTACTGATAGAGCTATAGATTTATTATTCAAACTTGTATTTGGCGTACCATCAGAAGTATATTATCCTGGTGAAGATTTGTTCTCTCTTTCATCAGGTGTATGGAAAAAACAAAAATATTTAGAATTAAATATTAGTAAAGAAAATGTAAAATTATCAGGAAAAAGTATAACTGGACAAAGCAGCGGTGCTACTGCTTATGTAGATGCTGTTGTTAGAAAGAGGATAAAAGGACGTCTTATTGATGTAGTTTATATTTCGTCTTTAAATGGAAATTTTAAAACTGATGAAGCTATTAACAGCACTGATGATATATTGGGTGAAGGAAAAAAACCATATATAATTGGATCATTAAATGAAGTATTAGTAAATACATATGGTGTTGGTAGTGGTTATGCAATAGGTGATATAGTAGATTTAAATTCAGGTTATGGTACTGGTGCAAAAGCAAGAGTATCTAGTGTTGCCAACACTATTGGAACTGTAGCTTTTGAATTAGGAAATGGTGGATACGCATATACGGCAAATGCAGAGATTTTAATATCCGATAAAGTTTTAACACTAAGTAATGTTGTTACTTCTAATCTTACTGTTAACAACTATTTTGAAATATTTAATTCAGTTAAACAACCATTAGCTAATATAAATTTTAAAAATGCTACTGGAACATTCACCGCTGATGAGTATATCTATACATACTATCCAAACAATGTTGTACGCGGTGTAGGAAAAATCATATCAACTTCTACAAATACTGCAACAAACGGTCAGATCTTTATCATAAAGTATTCTGGCAATTTACAATCAAACGTATTTTATACAACTGGAAATACAATATCAGCAAACCAATCTGTTTCAAATGGTTATGCTGATAGAACAGTTACCGCAAATGTTATTGGCGTATCTAGCAATATTAGAATTTATAGTGTTAACAGTAATAATACTTTTTTCGCTAATAATATTGTATATCAAGTTGATCCTAGTTCTAACACTGTTATAGCAAATGGTACTATTATAAAGTATACTACTACTATTGGTTCAAATGGTGTATTAACTTTGGCAAATACATATGGTGTATTTAGAAGAAGTTTACCGATTTATAGTAATAATCTTATAGCAAATGTTGGTTCTGTTGAATTAAAAATAGGTGTTATTGATCCATCTTTTGTATATTCAACACATTCTAATAACTATGTTTATTCTAATTCACAAAACTATAATACAAGTGCAGTTTTAAAATCTGTAAGTACTGGATCTGGCGCATCATTTTCTATATCAAATGACTTAATATATACAGAATATGTTGATATTAATACTAATCTTATTGACCAAGTAAAATCAAATTCATTAATTGGTGTTTGGTCATTTAATAGTATGCCAACAGCAAATTTAAGTACAACTATAAAAAATGCTTTAAATTATTCTAATACACAAATTGGAAAAATATATGCACTAACAGGATTTAATCCAGGTTTTAATTATAGTGCTCCACCATTTGTTTTAGTGTATGAACCAAAAACATATCGTTATCTCAAACAGGATGTTATCTTGACTGTAGCAAATGTGACAGCAAGTTATATTGTCGGAGAGTATGTAACACAAGATAGTAATGATTCTAGAGGTATAGTTAAGTTTGCAAATTCAACTACTTTGATATTAGAAAGATTAAGATTCAAGAATCCTAATAATTTTATTATAACAACAAATAACGCAACAAGAATATACGGTGAAACTGGTGGTTCTTATGCTAATGTAACTAATGTTCAAATACAAACCACATCTGATTATCTTGGATTTAATGCTGTAATTAATGATGAAACACAAACATCAAACGGTGCTATAAATGAGTTGCAGATATTAGATTCTGGTTACGGGTTTATGAAAAATGATATTGTTAGTATTACTTCTGCAAATAATGAATCATTAGCTTCAGGTAAGGCTGTATTATTAACGCAAGGTCAAGCCAGTGGATTCTATACAAAAAATGATGGATTCTTAAGTGACAGTAAAAAACTATTTGATGGTATCTATTATCAAGATTATTCATATGAAATCCAGTCTTCTGTAAAACTTAATAAATATGAAGAGATGTTAAAACAAGTTCTTCACTTGGCTGGAACAAAGTATTTCGCAAGATTCATATATTCTGATATATTAAATGCTCAAGTTAATATATTAGATACAGATATAACGGTAGAATAATGGCAACGAAAAAAGTTACTATACATAATAAACATCATATAGCTACGCAGTTCTTAGAGTCTGTTTCTGAAACAACTAATACTGCTTACTATGTGTTTGTCGGCGATCAATATGATAGAGCCCAACTCAGAACAATTTCTGATAGTGATAGGGATATCATATTTGACACATATCAAAATATGATTATGGGTAAAAGAGTAACTCCTAATAATATGAAACTATCGATTAGAAATGTACCATATGTTTCTAATACAAAATATGCTATGTATGATGATCAAGACCAATTTCTTTATACAAAAGATTATTATGCTGTTGTTAATGCAGCTTCATATTATCATGTATATAAGTGTTTAGACAATAATGCTAATGGTTATTCAACTATTACACCTGATATTTCACATATTGTTGGTGGAAATACAGATCTATATGAAACTTCTGATGGATATCGTTGGAAATATATGTATTCCGTTTCTTCTGCTGATAAAACAAAGTTTTCAAATGAAAGTTATTTTCCAATAGTAGCTAATAGTACTGTAACAAACGCTGCTGTAGATGGTTCTTTACAAATTATAAAAGTAATTGACGGTGGAAGAAGATATGATAATTATACTGAAGGAACATTTATCGGTACTCAAATAAAAGTAAATGGCAATTCTACTTTATATGAGATAGCAAATAGTTCATTAAGTACATCTAATGGATTTTATACTGATTGTTTAATATACATTTCAAGCGGAACTGGTGTTGGACAATATAAAAAGATTACTGATTATTTTACTAATTCTAATGGAAATTATATAGGAATTGAATCTGCCTTTACTATATCGCCAACAAACGGCTCTGAGTATGAAATATATCCTAATATTAAAATAGTAAGTTCAGGAACTGAAACAATCAATGCAGTAGGTAGAGCACTGATCAATTCTACATCAAGTAATAGTGTTTATAAAATAGAAATGCTTGATCATGGCGCCGGATATACGTATCACACTGCTACTGTGCAGGCTAACTCAATAGTAAAGGCTTCTAACGGATTTGTTGAAGCAAGTATTAGACCAATATATTCTCCGCCAGGCGGACATGGATATGAAATAGAAAATGAATTATATTGTACTTCAGCTATAATAAGTGTAGAGTTCTCAAATAGTGAGAGCAATACCATACTAACATCAAATAAGTTTAATCAGGTTGGTCTATTAAAAGATCCGATGTTTAATAATGTAAAGTTAACTTTTAATAATCTTGTTGGTAATTTTACATCAAATGAAAAATTAGTTAAAGTACATCCAGTTAGAATTAATATAAATGCTGTATCAAATTCTACAACAGCAAACATTAATTGTTCAACTGCCGATTTTGTTAATCAAGTTACTGCTGGTGAAAAACTAATAATAATGAAGTCTGATTCTTCTGATTATTCGTTGGTAACAGTTAATTCTATAGTAAATTCATCACAGATAACTCTTACTTCTAATAGCAATTTTACATCAAATAATGTATGGATATACATTCCAAATATAACATCTAATGCTTATGTTAAGGATATCCTACAGGCCAATTCTATGATACTTGCAAATACTCAAGGAATTTTTGCAACAGGTGATTTAGTTATTGGTGAGCAGTCAGGCGCCTTTGCTAATATTAATACAGTTATTATTAGTGATGTATCTAAAGGATTCAGTACATTTATACAGCTTAATAAGTTTACTGGAAATTTGGTTTCCGGAGCTTTCACAGAAAATGAGATAATATATCAAACAAACACATCTGTTGCTACCGGCACCCTGCATTCTACTATAAATACTGTTAGTAATGGTGTCATACTTTATGTATCAAACAGCACTGGAAACTTCCAATTTGGTAATGTTGGAAATGTTTCTTATACTGTTATTGGATCAAATAGTTCTGCTATAGCCCATGTCTCTAATTCTTATATTGGGGAACTTGTGTTTGGTTCTGGTGAAATTCTTTATCTCAATAACATTGAAGCTGTTGAAAGAAGTAACACGCAAAAAGAAACTTTTAAAATAATTTTTGAATTCTAAGGGGTTTAAATGGCTATCGAAACAGATCTCAACGTATCTCCATATTTTGATGATTATGATGAGACAAAGAATTTTCATAGAGTTTTGTTCAAGCCTGGAGTATCTGTTCAGGTTAGAGAACTTAACCAAATGCAGGCCATATTACAATCACAAGTCGAAAGATTTGGGAATAATATTTTTAAGCGTGGTACTATTATTGATGGATGTAACTTCTCATATACCAACACTATTAAATATGTAAAGCTTTTAGATAATGATATTGATAATAACCCAGTATCGGTTGATTATTTAAATCAAAAATTTAGAATTAAAAATTCTAATAATGTTGTAGCACAAATTGTTGATGTTTCTGATGGTTATGAATCAACTGAACCAAACCTAAAAACTCTTTATCTTACTTATTTAAACGCCGGATCTTCTGGCAATGAATATAGTTTTGCCCCTGATCAAGAATTAACTGTATATCCAAAAGATTATAATCTTGGTTCAATCATTATTAATAATGGCGGTATTGCTTTCTCAAATTCTGATAGCATTGTTATTACACCGGCTATAATTGTAGACACTACGACTGGTTCATTCACTAATGGCCAATATATTATTGACCAAAGCACAGGTGCAAATTTAGAAATTATAGAGGCAGATAATACAACCCTAGCTTCATCTGGTTATAGTATCTTAAAAATTAAACCTAGAGATGTTGATCTTGCAAATTCTTCTGCTACTGCAAATTCTTGGACAACAGGTTCTAACACAGAAATAAGAAATGTTAGCAATACAACCGTAGCCACTATTGTTGGTAAAATTGGTGTTGGTGCTACAGCTACATTAAAAACAACTGCTGCCGGTAAAGTATCAGAAATTGCTATAGTTAGTAGAGGTATAAACTATAGTATTGTTCCTAATATTAGAGTAAGATCACCAAATAATAATGGTGGTCTTGCATCATTAAGTCTAGAAGCCAGAAATTATGTTCAAAAAATAAAAGTGGCTTCAGGAACTGAAGCTATAGGAAATAGTTATCAATTTTCTGTTGGACCTGGTATCATTTACCAAAAAGGTCACTTTATTAAAGTTTATCCACAATCTATTATTGTATCAAAATATGATAATGTTCCTAATAATGTATCAGTATCATTTAAAACTTCAGAAGATATTATTAGTTCAAACATTGATACATCATTACTCGATAACGCTCTTGGTACACAAAATGAAACGGCACCAGGTGCTGATAGATTAAAGCTTACAGCAAATCTAGTTATTTCTAATACCGATTTAGCTGAAGCAAACGCAGAAGCATATATCCTTACGAGTTTCTCAGAAGGTGGACCATATAGACAAAATCAATTTACTGCCTACAACGTTATCAATGACGAGATGGCAGAAAGAACAAGAGATTCAAGTGGCAATTTCGTACTAGATCAATTTAATGTAACTACAAGATCTCCTGCAAATTCTGCATTTGAAGGAAACACAGTTTCTGTTATTGTTGATCCAGGTAGAGGATATATTAATGGTTATAGAGTTGTAACAGATACAAACTATGTGCAAGATATTAAAAAAGGTATTGACACAGTTACAACAAACACATTTAGTATTAGCTTAGGTTATCAGAATTTTGTTAGAATATCAGATGTTGCTGGTCTTTTCCAGTTTAATACTGGTGACCAAGTAGAACTATATGATACTGCAAGAGATTATATCTCTAATACTTCTTTGACTATAACCGAAACAATTGCTCCTACTGGAAGTAGAATTGGTTATGCAAGAATGAGATCTATGATCTTAGAAAATGGAACTGCTGGAACCAATTCGGCCGTATATAGACTTTATCTTTTTGATATAGATATAGATTCTGGCAAAAACTTTAGAGATGTTAAGAGTATTTACTATAACGGTGCAGCAGTTGATGGTATTGCAGATGTTGTTTTAGATCAAGATCCTACCACAGAACTTCAAGTAGCAAACATTAAAGGTCGTGGTAAACTATTATTTGATACTACAAAGTTCCTAAAAAATGCTAATAATGTAAAGTATATTTACAGAACAACAACTTCAAATGCGTCTTTAAATGCAGCATCAGGAAGCGTTACACTTTCATTAGCTGCAACACCGGATGAGTTTTTTCCATACAATGGCACATTAAGTGATGAACAACTTAAAGAAATATACATTGCTCCTGCACAAGAAGGTTTGATTGCAAACGCAGCTATTACTGGAACATCAAACGCACAAACCACTTCTGCAAATCTTGTTGGTACTGGAACAAGCTTTATTGCAGATCTTAGAATTGGAGATTATGTTTATGTGTATGCTAATAGTACAGCATACGCTAAAAGATTAGTAACAAACATTGTTAACAATACATTTATTCAATTAAATTCTAATCTATCATTCTCAAATACTACTTCTTATGTTAAGAGATATTATCCTAAATATGTTCCAATTCCATTTGGTGATAGAGATGGTTACTCTGCTAATGTAGATTCTAATAATAACATCTTAACAATTAATATGAATCTTCCTGTTCAAACTCCTAGCAATTCAAATATGATTGTTGCGTATAATGTTAGAAGAGATGGTGCAATACAAGGCACAAAGACAGCTCAAAGAAACGTATTTGTTAAACTGTCAATGGCCAATAATGAAGCAAATAATACAGGACCATGGCATCTGGGTGTTTCTGATATTTTCAGACTTAAGAAAGTTTATTTAGGAACTAATAGTTCTGTAAATACAAATAGCACAAATGTTACTGAATATTTTTATGTTGATCATAATCAAACTGCAGATTATTATGATCAAGGTTATCTCTATATAAAACCAGATATTAATTTTAGACCTAATACTTCAAATTGGTTACTTGTACAAGTAGATAGATTTAACACATCTACTAATGGGTATTATACACCTGTATCATATCTATCAGCAAATGCTGCGCAAATATCTAATGTTGATTCTAAATCATTAGATAATTTAACAACACAGATTAATACACTTGAAGTGCCAGAAATGGTAACAGATCTGAATATGTATTATGATCTACTAACAACCTTTGACTTTAGACCTGCAGTTATATCTGCAGCGAATCTAACATCAAATGTTGCTGCAGCTACAGTCAATCCTCCAAGTAATACTATACTCAACCTTGGTTCTTCTGAAAAGAAATTCCCATATCCTGGTTCAATTTTAACAGGAACTATTGAATATTATACAGGAAGAACTGATGCTGTTTATATTAATAAAAATAACACAATTAGTATTAAGTCTGGATCATTAGATGAGTCTGGCCATGATACTAAGTTACCACAAAAAACTCGTGATAGCATAAGAATCTCTATGCTAAAGATTCCAGCATATCCAACTATTCCACAAAATCCATCAGCAAATGTTCAAACAATTTTAAATAAAAGAATTGCTAGCGAAAGATTATTGTATGGAAGAATTAATAATAAAATAGTTAGGGATGTAATCACTGGAAACGACATTAAAGATATACAACCAAAAGCATATAAAATGAGAGATATTGCTCGTATTGATCAGCGAGTAAAGAATCTAGAATATGCTGTATCTTTAAGTTTATCAGAAAGTCAATTAAAGAATAAAGTAATTCCAAGTTCAATATCACCGGATATTAACAGATTTAAATATGGTTTCTTTATTGATGACTTTACAAATAATAATTTTAGCGATGAAAAAAATCCAGAATTTACATCGTTCTTAGATATACAAAATAAATTATTATATCCACTCACTGAAGTGTTGCCAATAAGTCTAGATACAGGTGATATATACGATCTTCCATATGAAGAAGTTACACTAGTATCACAAAACATTGCTACTGAACCAGTAGTAGCTACTGAACCAGTATCTGGTGGCGGTGGAGGTGGCGGCGGTGGCGGTGGAGGCGGTGGAGGCGGTGGAGGAGATGACGGCACTGTTATAACTCCAGATGGTGATGGCGGTGACACTATTGTCTATGATGCGGAAGATGGTGGTGATACTGGTGATACTGGTGATACTGGTGATACTGGTGATTATCCACCTGAGCCAAATGATGGTCTTCCTGACCATTATGAACCTGATGGTGGCGGAGAAGTTATTAATCCAGTAACAGGTGATGATCCTCTTGAAAATGGATGGGCAGGAAATGAACATGGCGACCCAGAAGATAACGATGATGAAGATGACGCACCAGATGACGATGATGATGATGATGACGGCGGCGGCGAAGGTGGCGACGGCGGTGGCGGCGGTGGCGGCGATGGCGGTGGCGGCGATGGCGGCGATGGCGGTGGCGGCGATGGCGGTGGCGGTGGCGGTGGTGATGAATAATACTAAATAGCATGTAAAGAAAATAGGGAAATATTAAATGTCAAAGTTTTATATAAGTCATTACAAAAATCCTTCACTTTTTAAGTTGAAAAAAACAACTGTAGAGATTCTAGTTTATGGCTTAAAACCAAATACACAGCATTTCTTTTATGAAGAAGATATAACAGATATAACAGAAAATACTTTGCAAATTAGTAAAGGAACTAATTTTAAAGCAGCTTATGATTATTATTATAACAATAATAAGAGTTTAAATAAAGATAGTTCTGGTAATAATATTCCTTATAATTCTGATCATATAAACAGAAAAATATTTTTTGATGATTATAATTTTATTGGTGCAACAACGAGATCTGAGAATGTAATTTCTATTGGTACTATTGGTGATCCTTTGATTACCGATGAAAATGGCATTTTAGCATTTTATTTCTTTGTTCCTGAAGTTTCAGAAAGTGATGAATTAAAAAAAAGCAAACTAAAATTAGATAACTTTGCAACTTTCTTAAACAAAAAATTTATTGTAAAAACACCAGATGGTACTAGCAAAAAAACACTTATTTTAGGAAGAAAATTATTAAAAAATTATAACATTGATACTGTTGATAACAATAATTTTTCTACAACAACATCAGCTGCACCTACATTTGCTTTAGCTCAGACATTTTTTGTTGATCCTTCTTCTGCAGGAAATGCAACAGAAGTTAATATTACTAGTATTGAACTTTTCTTCAAATCAATCCCAGGAGCAATAAGTTCATCAGGTATTAAAAATCCTGGTGTAACACTCTATTTGGTTCCTGTAAAAAATAAAGTTCCAGTAACAAGCAGTTTATCTTCTATGCCATCTGCTAGATTAGAACATGATCAAATAACAACTAGTACAGATGCATCAGCTTCTTCTAAATTTATTTTTTCAGATTCAATTCCTATAAAAACAAATACAGAATATGCTATAGTTGTAAGATATGATGGCAATGCTTCAGAGTATAAGTTATATACAGCTAAAGAAAATGAATGGCTGTTAGGAACAAAAACTCTTTCTGGCGGGGTTAATGGACAGTATATTGGTAATTATTTTACATATTCTGCATATACAACAAACTGGATACCTTCAAAAGATATTGATCTAAAATTTAAAGTCAATGCAGCTAGATATGCATATAGCGGTGAATTAGTATCTAACGTTACAAGTTTAGAAGTAAGAAATAGATCTTATGAATTTATGCACTTCAATGAATTGAATTCCACAACCAATTTTTATGGTGGAGAAAAAGTATTTCAAGTTAAATCAAATTTAACCGGAACAATTTCTGTAAGCAATAGTTCTACAACAGTTACAGGCACAGGAACATTATTTGATTCTGTGTTTGTTCAAGGGTCTGATCCTGAATATATAGCAATTAATAATGGCTCGAATGTTGAATTAAGAGAAGTTGTTGCTGTTACTTCTAATACGATATTAACTATCGATAGACCTACTCCATTTACAAACTCTACTAGTACTTTTTATAAAACACCTGTAGCATGGGTTCATTCATTAAAGAATTCATATCTAGATGGTGGTAGAGCCAAGCTGTTAATGCTTTATTATTCTCAAGCTAATAGCGATTTATATTTTACAAATAACGCTACTATAGTTGGAGATGTGTCTGGTGCTTCTGTTTCAAACGTTAATATAGTAGATTTTAGAGTTAATAGAATGGTTGCAGCTATTGATACTATCAATCCTGCACAGTCTAACTTTGACGCCGAAGCAAAATTCAATTATACTATAGCCGCAAATGGTGATACTATAGTAGATCCAACACCATATACTCAGTCTATTAAAATGTTTAATCAATATTTCTATAAGAAAGAAGATGCAATTGTTGTACCTTCTAGATCTAGAGAAATCATTACATTAAATACTTCTCCAATATATTCTTATGAACAAAGTAATGCTGTTGCTATTACTATAACACCAACATTTGAAAACGATTATACTTCACCAAAAATACAAAGTAATCTAGCTAGTGTGGCTCTATATCGTTATGTCATTAATAATGACTATACAAATGAACATACTAAGTATGGAAATGCATTTAGTAAACATATAACTACACGAATTACATTAGATCGTACGGTATCTGGTGAAGATTTACTTGTGTATGTTACTGGTTATAGACCACGTGGAACAAACTATAAAGTTTATGCTAAGCTTTATAATAATAAAGATAAAGATGCATTTGATGATAAAGATTGGACACTTCTAGAATTTAAATCTGCAGATGGAAGATTTTCAACATCAAACACAGATATTATTGAATATACATATGGATTACCTCAATATCCAAATACAACGTTTACTTCAAATGGTGTAGTAACTACTACTCTAAATCAAACAAATGTTGTTGGTGTTGGAACAACTTTCACAAGCAATTTTGCTAATAATGATCTTGTAAAGATTTATCCTGCATTGTTCCCAAATACCTATGAGATAGGTGTTATTTCAAGCATAACAAATAACACACTTATGACACTTCAGACAGAAATATCAAATGTTAGTGTTACTGGTTCAGGTCTTAAGATAGATAAACTATATAAAAACCAAGCATTTAATAATATAACAAATGATAATGTTGTTAGATATTATAGCACTAGTATGACAGAATTTGATAAGTTTGATAGTTTTTCATTGAAAATTGTATTCTTATCTAATGATCAATATATTACACCATTTATAAGTGGTCTAAGAGCAGTAGCGGCTTCTACATGATTGATGAAGAAATAATTAATAAAAAGAATAAGTTTAAAAAGAGATATCAAAAAACTTCTTCCTTAGGTTTGTTTAAAGATAGGAAGACTGGATTCATAATAAATAGAAATAAAAATGAATTACTATTAACCAAAGCTGCAATGAATAATGCTAAAATTAATATAGTTAATAGTGAAAAGGTGAGAAATTTAGAAAAAGAAATAGAAGAACTAAAACAATTGTTAACTAAAGTCGTAGAACGGAATTAATTTATGGCTAAAACACTTCCATCTATCAATACAGCATCTGATACATTTCAGAATTGGGTTGATAGAACGAATGCTATTATAACTCTTATAGACACGGAAGTTGTAACAGCAAATACGGCTGGTGCTGTTACTTCTGGTAATGGTTTTGTTAATGGTTATTTTGGTGCAAACACTTTAGTTGCAACCAATATAAAAGGCGGAAATGTAACCACAAATAGTGTTATAACTTTTCAAACAAATACAACTTTTAGTGCTAATGTTTTAGTAAGTCAACAACTTGCTGTTACAAACACTGTATCATTTGCAAACACATTAGCCGTAA